ATCCGGAAAATGAGGAGGAGGTTCTATTTGCGCTTCAACAAGCATTTGAATCTCCAAGGCGAGCATGCATTCCTTAGCCCTAGTCAATATCATTGGATCCATTATACTCCGGATCGTTTGATTGAACGTTGGACTACGGCTCAAGCTAGCGCCTACGGTACTGCGCAGCATGAGTATGCTCATCGAGAAATCGAAGCTGGTAGACTCTCAGATCTTGTTGGAACAGTAGGCTTGTATATTAACGATGCTATTCGATACAGAATGGTATGCGAGCAAATTCTCTATTACTCTGAGAACTGTTTTGGCACAGCAGATACAATTACATTTCGATATAACACTCTTCGTATTCATGACTTGAAGACAGGAGTGTTTCCGGGTTCTGTTCATCAGCTTGAGGTTTACGCTGCACTTTTCTGTCTCGAGTATGAAAAGGATCCGTTTGATATCAAAATTGAACTTCGTATCTATCAAGACAATGAAGTCCTGGTTTACGATGCAGATCCTGAGGATATTGTTTTCATTATGAACAAAATTCAAGATTTTGATAAACTCATCACTCATCGTAGATTGGAGGAAGAGTCGTGATTCGTACCGAAGAGAAGCACCTCGCGCATTACGGCATCCTCCGCAGATCGGGTCGTTATCCTTGGGGATCTGGTGGTTCTCAGACAACACGAAATCGTAGCTTTCTCGATGTAATCGACATGCATAAGAAAGATGGCATGTCTGAAGCTGAGATTGCTCGAGGTTATGGAATTACTACCACTGAGCTCCGAGCTGCTCGTTCTATTGCTCTTGCTGAACAGAAGCAGACGAAGATCCAGACTGCTCAGCGTTTGAAGGAAAAGGGTTGGTCAAATGTAGCAATTGGTCAGCGTATGGGTCTCAATGAGTCTTCTGTCCGAGCTCTCCTTTCTCCTGGTGAGAAGGATAAGGCAGATGCTCTACAAACCACAGCCAATATGCTCAAGGATCAGCTTAAAGAAAAGAAGTACATCGATGTGGGCAAGGGTGTAGAAAGTCAACTCGGTATCACTCAGACTCGTCTGAACACAGCTGTTGCTGTTCTGAGAGAAGAAGGATACGTTACTCATAACATCAAGATCCAGCAGCTTGGTACAGGTAAGTATACGACTACGAAAGTGCTAGCTCCCCCTGGCACACCAAAGTCGGAGATCGAGAGAAATCGAGTTGATATTCAGCAGATTCAATCGTATTCTGTGGATCAGGGTCGAAGCTATTTGGGTATTCAGACTCCTATCTCTGTTAACTCTAGACGTATCAAAGTTAATTATGCAGAAGATGGAGGCACTAAGGCTGACGGCGTTATCTATGTTCGGCCAGGTGTGAAGGATCTTTCTATTGGATCCTCTCGATATGCTCAAGTTCGTATTGCTGTCGATGGAACCCATTTTATCAAGGGAATGGCGGTTTACAAAGATGATCTTCCTGATGGCGTAGATCTCGTATTCAATACGAATAAGTCAAACACTGGGCGCAAGAAGGATGTTATGCGTCCTCTGGAAGATGATCCGGATATGCCGTTTGGTTCCATCGTTCGCCAGATTCACGGACCTGATGGTAAGGTCTCGTCGGCAATGAACATTGTCGGTAGTCCTACAAAGCAAGGATCAGGTGAAGAAGGATCTTGGGATACATGGTCCAAGAATCTTCCTTCTCAGATGTTGTCCAAGCAAAGTCCAAAGCTTGCACGACAACAGCTTGATCTTACTCATGAACGTCGGGTCAGAGAATACGATGAGATCAAGTCTCTCACAAATCCAACAGTTCGCAAGGAATTGCTTCTGAGATTTGCCGATCAGACTGATTCAGCATCGGTACATCTTCAGGCAGCAAACCTTCCTAGGCAGGCAACCAAAGTTCTTCTACCGATTCCATCACTCAAGGATCATGAGATCTATGCTCCTAGTATGCGGAATGGCGAACAGGTTGTACTGATTCGTTTCCCGCATGGTGGAAAGTTCGAGATTCCAGAGTTGACGGTGAACAATCGTAATAGGGAAGCTCGAAGAACTTTGGGTACAACTGCCAAAGATGCTGTTGGTGTAAATCATAGGGTAGCTCAACGGCTTTCAGGTGCAGACTTCGATGGTGATACTGTTCTTGTCATTCCCAATAATCGTCGACAAGTCGAGCATTCACCAGCACTTGAAGGATTGAAATCGTTTGATCCTATGACGTACAAGATTCCCAAGGATTCTCCGATTCCTCATATCAGTCCAGCTCGCAAGCAGACTGAGATGGGAAAGGTATCTAATCTGATTACCGACATGACGATTCATGGAGCGAGCAATGATGAGTTGGCTCGAGCAGTTCGACATTCCATGGTTGTTATTGATTCGGAGAAGCACGGATTGGATTTCAAGCAATCGGAAAAGGATAATGGAATTCTTTCTTTGAAAGAGAAGTATCAGGGTGGTAAGAGAGCAGGCGCCAAGACTCTGATCAGTAGAGCAACAGCTGAGACTCGTATTCCTGAAAGAAGACCCCGCCCTGCTTCAAAGGGGGGTCCTATTGATCCAGTCACAGGGAAGAAGGTCTTTGAAGAAACGGGTCGAACAATCCCTGAGTTCAGAACTCGTACTGATCCAGCTACTGGTAGAAAGATAAGAGTTGAAACTGGACGCCAGATTCCTAAGAGAGAAGTGCATGAACAGCTATCAGTGATTGATGATGCACACCTTCTCTCTTCAGGTACCACCATGGAAGGTATCTATGCTGCGCATTCAAATAGACTCAAGGCTATGGCTAACTCAGCGAGGAAAGAAGCTGTAGGAACTAAGCCTCAAAATTACTCCCCCTCTGCTAGGAAAGTGTATGCCTCTGAAGTCTCATCCCTGAATGCAAAGCTGAATCTTGCTGAAAAGAATGCACCCCTTGAAAGACACGCCCAGCTCCTAGCAAACGCCACCGTCTCTCAAAAGCGCCAGGCTAATCCGCATATGGAGCCAGAAGATGTAAAGAAAGTCAAGCAACAAGCATTGAATGAGGCCCGTATCAGAACTGGTGCTAAGAAGACGAAGATCGTGGTAACTGAAACTGAATGGCAAGCTATTCAGGCAGGTGCGATTAGTACCGATAAGTTGCAGAGAATCATTAACAATAGTGATCTCGATACAGTTAAGCGCCTTGCCATGCCAAAGAATCCACCTAAGATGACGAGTGCTAAGATGCGTCGTGCTCAATCTATGCTTGCCTCTGGCTATACCCAGCAAGAGGTAGCTGATCATCTAGGTATTGGATTGACCACACTCAAGGAGAGTATCAATGAGTGAGGTAGACATGGCAGATAGCGAACCTGTTGAGTACATGCTGACAACTGTGGACAATCCCTTCGATCCTTTCACAAGGTTCGACGAGTGGCTTGAGTATGACATTGCAATGGGTTACAATACCGTGTCCTTCTTAGATAGGATTGCTAAAGTTTCAAGTGATTTGTCCGAACCGGATCAAGCGTTAGCAGTTCAGCAGGCAATTGATGAGATCGTGAGTGAGAATGTCTCAGGAATGTGGAGAAAAGTTTCACGAAATTCTGCAGCTAATCTTAATAACTTATAGTTAGGTATTGCCCTATGACCAAGCGGCAGAGACAGAGACGTGATAAATTATTGAGACATAAGAGACATCGACCGACCGTGGCCGTGCCCAAGCGGTCGAAGAGAAAAGAAGTTCAAGAAATTATTTTAAATCAAGATCAAGAAAAATTCTCGATCGAAAAAATTATTTCATAAAAATCTGGGAGAGTTTCGATGGGGGGAGGGGGTCTCGCAATATAGACCCCCCTCTGCATCGCCCGGCTCCCTAAAATTTCCCCGGGGGTCATTTTCCCACAATGTTTTTAGTTTTCCGGGGTTTAAAACTATAGGCAAAGGAGTTCGAACTCTTGATAAAGTGAGAGGAGGTCGCGTGCCAGCTAGGCGAAGAGGTGCAGAAGCCGACAAAACTCGCCGCAAACCTGCGACAACTCCTGAGGGTCGCGAGAATGAGATGGTTTCTGCAGCTATCGACCTTGCCGAGAAGCAAATTCGTAACGGATCTGCCTCATCTCAAGTCATTACACACTTCTTGAAACTGGGTTCGACTCGAGAACG